ATGAGCGCCGAGCAACTGAATGCGTTGCAGGGCGCGGCGAAACTCGCCGGCGTGTCATCCGAGGCGCTTACCGCCGGCATGACCAATCTGGGCGACACGCTGGTCGATGCGGTAGGCGGCCGCGCCCCCGAGGCAGTGCGGATGCTCAACACGCTCGGCATCAGCTTCCGCAATGCGGACGGCAGCGCGCGTAAGGCGACCGATGTGCTGCCCGAGCTCGCCGACAAAATCGCCTCGATCCGCAATCCTACCTTGCAGGCCCGCGCGGCTACCGCGCTGTTCGGCGGCGCGGCGGAGGCGATGCTGCCGTTCCTGCGCAAAGGTTCGGCTGGCATCCGCGAATATACCGAAATGGCGCAGCACTATGGCGTCATGAACGATGAGGCCACCCGGGCGGCGGATGATTTGCGTATGGCGCAAACCCGGCTATCGCTGTCGGTTACTGGCCTCGGCAATTCGATCTCGCAGCAGCTCGCGCCGGTGCTCGGGCCGATGCTCATTCAGCTTGCCGAGTGGATCAACAACAACCGCGAGCTGATTTCGCAGGAAGTCGCGGCGATCATTAAACAGCTTGGCGATGCGATCAAAAATATCGATTGGAAAGAAGTTGGCAAATCGATCAAGGACATTGCCACCGACGTAAACAACATCGTTCAGGCGTTCGGCGGCTGGAAGGTCGCGGCCGAGGGCGTCGCGGTCTATATGGCCGGTGCCTGGCTTACGAAGATGACCTCGCCGCTCATGGCGGTGGCGAAGATCATGGCCGCGATGGGGCTCCTCACCCCGGCGGCGCTGGCGGCTCTTGGAATTGCGGCAGAGACCAAAGCTGGCGAGGCCTATGATCGTGAGATCGACAAGGCCCTGCCGGGCGCGAGCGAGGAAGAAAAGGCCCAATTGAAGGCGGCGGCGCGGACCGGCGCTCCCGCCATGACCAGCGGAACGCCCGAGGCCCCCGGGCCTTGGGGCAAACTCGAAAAGTATCTGCCTTCCTGGGTGCCGGGTGCATCGAAGACGCCTCCGGAACAAGCTCCGACTATGAGCGGCGCCCCGGGCGCGAACCCGAACCTCCCGCGTGGCATGCGGAACAACAATCCGCTGAACCTGACCTACCTGCCGGGCCAGGGCGCCATCGGGCACGACAGCCGGTTCGGGGTTTTCCGGACGATGGAAGAGGGCATCGCTGCGAACTACAAGCAGATGCTCATCAACCGCGACCGGCATGGATTGGTCACGCTGGCGCAGCAGATCAGCCGGTGGGCGCCGCCGGGGGAAAATAACACAGCCGCCTACATTGCTCGTGTTGCTAAAGAGACCGGGCTCGACCCGAATGCGCCGCTAAACCTGGACGATCCCGATACGGCTGCGCGGGTAATCCGTGCGATGTCGCATGTCGAGAATGCGGGAATGGCCCCAAGCGCGGAGCAGGCCCGGCGTGGCGTGCAGCTCGCCTTCGGTGTTCCGCAGCCGTCTGCACCGCCCTCGGCTCCTACCGTCGCAAGCACTACGCCGCCTACGCCGCCGGCACCTGAGCAGCCCAAACCCGCAGGTATGGTGTCACCGCCCCGGCCACCCCCAGCACCGGCTCGGGGCCCTACCGCCACCCCGCCACCCGCCGCGCCGGCTCAGCCCCAGGTGGCCGCCCTAGCGCCGCCAGCGCCGCCCGCGCCGGTTCAGGCCCAGGCCCCGGCCGCCAATGTCGGCGCTGGAACCGGCGCCAAGCCCGAGCAGGTGGAGCACACGGTGCGCGGCTCTGCGGATGTGACGGTGCGCATCCAGGGCGCGCCCGCCGGCACCCAGACCATCGCGCAAACCAGCGGCGATTTGTTCAACCCGCCGAAGGTGGAAATGGCGATGACCGGGACGGGGCCATAATGGGTCCCCATTTTGCTAGCAAAATGGGAGCCCGTTAATGTCCTGGCGCGATCAGCTCCAGCCGGCCTCGTGGCGCGGCATTGGGTTCAAGGTCAATAGCTCGCGGATTGTGCGCGGCCGGCGGGTTGCGGTGCACGAATACCCATTCCGAGATGAGGTCTGGGTCGAGGATTTAGGCCGCGGCACGCGGATCATATCATTCACCGGCTTTTTGGTTGGTGACGACTGTTACTCGCAACGCGATGCGCTGGTGCGCGCGGCGGAGCAGCCAGGGCCGGGCGAGCTAATTCACCCGTCGCTTGGTAGCCTGCAATGCGCGCTTACCGAGTTCGCGGCCGGCGAACGCAAAGAGGCTGGCCGGGTCGTTGAGATCGAGTTCGGTTTCATCCAGACGCAGGATGCACCGGTTTATCCATCTGCTCAGGACTCGACCCAGGACCAGGTCAACGGGTCGGCAGATGAGGCCGCGGACTCCTGCTCGAGCGATTTCGCGGATGCTGTAGTCGATACCGGCTCTAGCGGCGTGTCCGATGTGCTTGGGCAAATTTCAAGCGGCATCAAAGGCGGCCTTTCGGCCGTCAACAGCGCGGTATCGACGGTGCAAGGCTACGCCCGCATGGCAAATGGCTTGATTTCGGATGCCTCGCGGGTCGTAGGGGCGGTGAGAGGGGTCGGCTCGATCGTGGGTGGCGGGTCGTTCTTTGGCAGGTTTGACATTGGTAACCTCACAAGCGCGCCGACTTCGCTGCTTGTCCCGGTCAACCAAGCGCTATCCGTTGTCGGGCGGACCGAAAACGCGGTGAATGGCCTGATCTCCGGCTCGATCCGCGCGGCCTCCAACGTGCAAAGCGCGGCGAACAGGGTAATCAGCCTAGCGAGCTCGCTATGAGCGCGCAGACCGATGCCCTCGCACAAGGTCTGTTTGATCTGGCGGAAGCTGTGCGCGCCTCGGCGAACGATCCGGCCGATGCAATCCGGCTGCTTTCGCAGCTTGCGACCTATTCCGTGCCGGTGCCGGCGGCGACGAGCATATGGGGCCAGGAAGTTGCGGGCGTTACCAGCGCTACGGCAGCCCTTTGCCGGCGGGCGGCACTTATTTCCTTGGCCCGGGCGGTAGCCGATTACCAGCCGCTTTCTTACGATGACGCCGTTGCTGTTCGGGACCAGGTGGCCGGCCTGCTCGATACCGAGATCACCTATGCGGCCGACACGGGCGATACCCAATCGTATCTGGCGCTGCGCGATTTGCGCACGAACATCGTGCAGGATTTGACCACACGCGGCGCGCAACTGCCGCGACTGATGACGGTTACTCGCAATCGGCCCCTGCCGGCGTTGGTTCTCGCTTACGAACTCTACGCGGATGCCACTCGGACCGACGAGCTGATTAGCCGGGTCAATCCGCCGCATCCGGCGTATTTTCCGACCACGTTTGAGGCGCTCAGCGCTTGAGCGATCTGCCGCAGAGTCCGCTAGAGGCGCTTGATCTAGCATCGAGAACCGATCCGGCTTTTGCGCAAGACCTGAGTCAGCAGCAGCGTGTTACCGGCAATACGCTTTCCTTAGTGGTCGGCGGGCAGATAGTCACGGGCTGGGAAAGCATTCGCGTGACCCGAAGCTGTGAGCGCGTGCCGGCCGATTTCGATATTCGCTTGACCGAGCGCTATCCGGGTGCCGCTGATGTGGTGATCAAGCCCGGCGATCCGTGCCAGGTGAAGATTGGCGATGATCTAGTGATCACCGGCTATGTCGATCGCTATATGGCGAGCTTTTCGTCGCGTTCGCACGAGGTGCGGGTGTGCGGCCGGAGCAAAAGCGAGGATTTGGTTGATTGCTCAATAGACCTGCCGAACGAGCACAATCAGCTCCACGAAACCTCGCTTTTAGGGCTCGCGCAAAAAGTGGCCGCGCCCTACAATGTAACCGTTTCATCTATAACCGGCGACAATATCCCGATCAGCAACCCCAACGGCTCGCCGGTGCAATTCAACTTCGCCCTGACCGAGACGCCATACGAGATCATCGAGCGGGTGGCGCGCTACGCCGGGGTGTTGGTCTATGACAGTCCGGACGGGAGCCTACTGCTTGCCAAGGTCGGGCAGACCCGCATGGCGAGCGGCTTTGCGCAGGGCGTGAACGTGCAAGTGGCGTCGGTGTCGTTCTCGATGGATGAGCGCTATCAGGTCTATGAAGCGCACCTTTTCGCCTATGATGACTTGTGGCAATACGGCCAGAACAACGGCAACAATCTCGGCACCTTCCGCGATGAGGGCGTGCCGCGGTTTCGGTTGCTCGCGGTAGTTTCCGATCAGAGCCAATACGGGCAGCCGCTAGTCCAAAAGCGGGCGCAGTGGGAGATGGCAAGGCGCCGCGGCCGGTCGCAGGCGGTGCGTCTGACTTGCGATAGCTGGCGGGACTCGGCTGGCAATCTTTGGGCGCCGAATGCTTATGCGATGGTCAACCTGCCGGCGTTGAAGCTGACGCCGAGCGATCCGTGGATCATCGGCGAGGTTTCTTTCCTGCGCGATGGCGAGCGCGGCACGGTAGCCGATCTCATGCTGATGCCGAGCGAGGCGTTCGTGCCCGAGCCGAGCGTGCTTGAGCTCTACGATTGGCAGGTTGGGCAAGCGCTTCCGGGCGGAACAAGCGCGCCGCCAGCGACGACTTCAAAGCCAGAACCCCGGGTCAATCTGGGCTTGCCTGGCGGCGGGGCGCAGTGAGGGCGGCTATCGAGCGCACCTGGCAGCGGGTGCGCAATGCGATTGGCATTGGGGCGATCCGGGCCGTGGACGATAGCGGGCCGGTGCAGATGGCTCAGGTGCAGATCGGCTGGAAGGAGCTGCGGGACCAAACGCCGGTGCTCTACCATTTTGGCTATACGGCCAATCCGCCGGTCGGCACCGATGCGGCTCTGAATTTTGGCGATGGCGACCGCTCGCGCGGCATGGTGGTTGCGAGCAACAACCAGCCGGTGCGGCCGAAGGGGCTGCTGGCCGGCGAGGTGATGATTTACGATAACGCCGGAAACCATGTGTATCTGCGCCAGGGCGGCATTATCGAGGTGATTGCGGCCACCAAGGTTCGGCTCGTCACGCCGCGGCTCGAAGTGACTGGCGACGTGATCGACCACTGCGATGATGGCGCCGGCCGGACGATGGCGCAGATGCGCACCTTCGACAAAACCCACTTGCACCCCGGCGTATCGAGCGGCTCGGCGCATACGCAGGCCTCGGATACGCCCGAATAGGCCGGGTCAGGCCAGCCCCAGGAACACGGCGAGGGCGCGATTGACCGTGAGCATCGTAGCGTCGTCCAAGCGCCCGATGGCCGGGCCGAGCCTACTACGTAAGGGGGTCTGTGGCTTGTCGACCATGATTTGCGAGCGTTTGGCCAGGCCGTTTTGTTCGCTCGGCTCGATCGCGATCCGTAACAGAGGGGCATCGATGAGCGTGCTGGTAATGGGCAGCACGGTGACGGCGCGGAGCTCGGCGAAACGATCCGCTTGCACGATCAGCGCGGGGCGCGGTTTCCCCTGCTCGCCTTGTAGGGCCACGGTGACGATATCGCCGCGTGTTGTCATTCCCGCCCGCATTATGCGGTCCAGCCGGTCCTATCGGACGCTGCGAACCAGGCGTCATCTTCAGTTTGGCTGGCCGCCTCGGCCTCGCGGACCAGCCGCGCCTGCCGGGCACATTCGGCATCGAAGCCGGGCGCGCGCGTAT